GCGAGGGTGAATCAGGCTCTTTGGCCTTTATGACTCTAAGTCACTGCAAAAATAATCTATTCACGGCAAACAGCAAAACAAATCACTCAATTTGCCGCTGACTCATCTCTATGACCGCCGCCTCCTGCGCCGCCGTGTCAGATTCCTCCTGAGTCGGGACGGGTGCGGAAGCTGCATCACGCTCCATCTTGCGTCCGAATGCGGCGAAGAAGTCATCGGCGAACTCCTTGTCTACCGCCATGTTCGTCAGATGGTAGTACATGGTCAGCAGTACCTCGACGCTCCGGCGCATCTCCTCGTCGCGGCACAGCATCAGCCACACTCCGAACATGCGGGAGTCATCCCGGAATGAGACGCCCCAATGGCCGTCGATGGTCTTGATCCGCACATACTCATGTTCCGCTCCGTCGCGTGTAATCTCAAAATTGCCTACACGCGCCAGCACATTTTTTTTCTTGTTCATAGCATTTATTTGTGGTTATTGTTTCTCCTTGGGCTTGCGCTTGTATTGCTCCAGCCGGTGCTTCTTTGCCTTGCTTCCCATCTCGATGTCGTAGTCCCACTCGTCGGGCACGACAATGATTCCGTCCGTGCGGTTCGGGACATCCTTCTGATACTTGCGGTACGGCTCTCCCAGACTCTTCATACGCTCGTTGAAAGCGCGGCGCACGAGCTTCACGTCATCGGGAACGGCCTCGACCTCGCGCCGCCTCTTCTCGGAGCGCATGTAGTCTTTCATCGCCTTGTTGGCTTTGGATAGCTCGAACTCGTATTGCCGCCCGTTCTTGCGGTAACATCCGTCGAGCACCCCTTTCATGAGCATCTTGTTTATGATGGATACGGATATTTTCGTCCAGTGTGACAACTCCCGGACACCGCGTATGAGGCCGCTCTTCCCTTTCCCCCGGTATTCCGGGTCTGTATTGCGGAAGCTGTCGGAATAGATTATGTACATAATCCCCTCCCTGAACTTGTCCTTGCGGTAGCCGGCCTCTTTGAGCACATTGCCGAACTTCGTGAAACTCTCGGGACTGTGGTAATTCTCCACACACCATTTCACATAGGCATTGTAGAGCTTGCTCGCCCCCATCATCTTCGGCTCAAACTTATGGTCTATAATCGCGCACCGGTAATCTTTCTCGCGCATATATTGCAGCACCGTGGAACTCTCGGCTATATAGTCGTCAACCGCGTCACGCAGCACGCTCAGCCCGGTGAGCTTGTAACCGTTGCTGATAAAACGCTCGCGTCCGGCCAATATCCAGTTGAATATCCCGGCATACTCGGCCTCAAGCTCCTTGGCGAGACTCTTGTTCTGCTCACATTCCGGAATGACCTGCTCGAACGGGATAATCACTATGCGCCGACCAAGAGCATAGAAACTGTTGCGGATATACGGCAGACGGTTCGCATTGGCCATTATGAGCGGAATATTCTCCGCAGTGAAGTTGTTGCCGTACAGCAGTCTCGCCTCCATCCTCTCGCCGCTGATAAGTTTCTTCAGCGCGTCGGTATCCTTGTCGAGGTCTCCGGCCTGTATCTCGGAACAGTAATTGAGCCTCTTGCCGTTTATGAAGGCGAGGTTGTGTTTCTTGTCACCTCCGGCAATCAACGCGCCGATACCGAAATTCGACACATTGTCGCGTCCGAGAAGCCCGGTCAGAGTCTCGAATACGACGCTCTTCCCGTTTCCTCCGGGACCGCGCAGGATGACCATGTGCTCTATCTTGGCCGTGCGGCGGTCAATGAAGATGCTGCCTATGAACTCCTGCAACACTTTCTGAACCTCGATGTCGGGCAGCACCACATCAAGGAACTGCTGCCATTTGAGCGGATACTCGTCGGGATTGAAGTCGAAGTCAACGGCGGTCATCTGAACGAATCTACGGTCAAAGTCATGCTGCGTGCGCGTCTCGATGTTATAGACACAGTTGCGCATCACCACTATCGAATTGTCGGGATGCAACTCCTGCCCGCCACGGCGCGTTTGCAGACGCGGAACACGCTCTCCACACGCGAATAGTCACCATTCGGCAACTCGCACCGGCGCATGATGTCGTACACCAGATTGCCGAGGTCGTCCCATGAGAACGGCTCATAGCAGCGGCCGGCGAAATAATGCGGCACGCCGTTGAAGTAGCCGATGGAAGAGTTGATGATGGCCGTACGCAGCAAATCCTGCACCGCATCGACCCTTTCGGCCGATTTGCGGTACTCACGCGCCTCCGAGAGCTTCCCCTCGTCCATGGCCGAGAATATCTCGTTCATCAGTTTCCGGTACTTCTCCTGCTCCATGACTACATCTGTCTTAATTTATATATGGCCGCATCAATCAGTTTGCCGACAACATAGGGCGGCGGCATCTTCACCTTGTCGCTATTGCTCCTGCGCCACTTCTGCAAATAGTGCAGACCTCTCAGCAGACAATCCTTGCGCATCGCCGCGTGGTCGAGGTCGCACAGCTCCGAGCAGTTGCGCCCGACATAATCTTGCAGGGCACATCCTCCGTTGCCGTTTATATCCTCGTTCAGCAGGAAACAACACTCTCCGCAATACACCAGGTACTGACTTCTCATATCAAAAATTGTTTCTACGCGCATACTCGGCCATCAGCAACGAGTCGCAGATACCGTCATGCGGATTCTTACACTTCGGGGTGCGTCTGAGGTCAACACCGGGGAATATCCTCTTGGCGCAGTTTATCGACGTTTCCTTGGTCTTGACCTTCTTCCCCTCCATCACCTTGTCGCATCGCTCCCACACGCCACTCTGCCACTTCTTCGGCGGTATCATAGAGTAGGGAATATTCAGCGCAGTCAGCATTCCTACTATCCAGCCCTTATTATAGCCGAACTCAAACGTCCCCTTGGCTGAACTGCCGAACACCGCGTGAACATCCTCCACAACCGCATAGACCGAGTTGTAATTGACCAGATCGCGCAGCTTGTAGCAGATGTCCGAAATATCGTAATCATCGAAAGCAACTGACTCAATACTCTCACCGTGAAGGACGGTCAGCGCACCCTTGGAGCCGGGGTCAAGTCCAATGTAGTATTTATTACTCATTTGTTTTGTTTCCTGCGCAACGTTTATAGGGTTCATATATCCCCATTGCTCACAATGAGGGCATTTAACACTCCACAAATCGCGGTCTGTTGATAATACCGCTTTGGGATTGTCAAGATTGAATGTTTTACCACATTCTTCACATACACAATCAATATCTTCTGTCTTTAGACTTGTTATCATTCGTGATTCGTTATGTTGTCAGCGGATAAATATTCTGTGTCGCCAAAATCGAATGTTTCGCCATTGATTTTCGCCCATAAGTCCAATCCAAATATGGTAGCATTATGCCTCTCCAACACGCTTTTGAGGTCTTGTAGGAAAGCGGTGCGAGGGTCGGAGGGTGGGGCAAGTTCAAGGTTGGAAACATGAACCCAAACGGTATCATCCAAACCATCCATATCCACATCCCTATAACCATGGTCAATATCGCATACTTCTCCCTCGGAACCCTCTTTAACCAATGTTTCAAAAGGCCCGCACTTGCAATCGCGCATTACCCGCACCCTATCGCCCACCTTAAATTTCTTTTCGCTCATTTATATCCGAAGTATTATTGATGGTAAGTACAGTGGTCAAGTACACCGCGTCCTGCCGGTGCCACCGTGAATGCCACGCACAAAGTTAGGCAAAACCACGCTTATTACAATGGAAAACGCTCAATTTACAGCGACGACTCACCAACCCTTCACACCTTTCACCCTCCCCCTAAGTCATTGTTGCACACCGTGTAACAATGTGAAAACGATGAAAACATGTGAATACTTGTTTATACAACTGTTCACACTCATCTCTCAGCAAATCAGTATGTTGTAAAAACTGTGAATAGTTGTGCACAGTTTTTGGCAAAAACTTTTTGAAATATTTATGTGCGTTATATTACACTTTTATTTTATACATACACTCTCACAAGTGTTCACACTCTTCACAGTCTTTAAATGTTGTTGAATACAAGAGAGTTATAACGTTTTTAAACTATGCACAAACCCTGCATTTTGTTGTTTCAACTATGCACATTGAAAAATCAGCCTGCAAACCGTTGATTTTTACGTATATACAGAAGCCCGTTTTCTGCAACCGGATGAAACAGCCAATTTTCTCATTTCCCACCGATTACACACCACCGGAAAAGTGGAGGCAGATGTGCAAGTTCATGCACATGCAAAACAAAAAATAAAAAAATATAAAATTTTCGGTGAGAGGTGACAACAAGCGATTTTCAAAAAAAAGTCGGGGGGGGTGCCCCTCAAATATAGACCACTGCCGCACCCTCGATAATGAAGGCAGCACAACACCCAGACAACACCGTAAAACCTTGAAAATTACCCTTTATAGGTCATAATAAATTATGAGATATGCTATATCTCGCCCTTTTTATGCTCTTTTTGCAGTAATTCAAGGAGTTCAGCGCATTGAGGAAACGACAACGGAACGTAAAATTGCACCCTTTTTTCGTCACCTTTTGCCTGTTCTGCCTTCATTTTCTGCAATTCCGCCACCTGCATGAGGATTCGCGCACGTTCAGAACCACTTGTAATTTCGGCCTCTTTAACCAACTCACGCAACACCGCATCTTTATCCGTATAATCGAACGTATCACGAATTGCCAGTGCTGCTGATGCGTCGATGTCCTTGCGTGGTCTTCCTCTCCTCCTCCCTGATGTGTCAGGCGTTACGCTGTCCGCGTGCTTGCTGTTAAGCTCAGCAATCAGGGCGTTAATACCGGGTTTCAAGTTCATCAACTTCCGGGCTGCGGCCTGCAATCCTGTAGCCGTGGTAGTCTTCGGACGGTACACAACTGCGTAAGATTCCGCCACCGATGCCCCGGAGCAATAGAGAAGGCAGAAAAGGACATCACGCGGGTCGATGTTGAAATTGCGGGCGTGGTCTGCTGTGAATTTAGAGAACTGCATTTAACAATTGTTAAAAATATTCTTTAACATTAAATTTGGCTTCTTACGGCCTGCAAAGGTAATAAAACGGGGGGAGATATGAAAATAAATTGCGCACGTTGTGTGGCGTGTGCGGGGCTGTGACGGGGCGTGTGCGGGAGACGTGGAAACAAGGTCGGAATGTGGGTAAAAATAAGTGTTAAATTATTTGGTAATCAGCGGATTATGTTGTATCTTTGCATTGTCAAAAGGGAGATAATAGACATCTTCCGGAAGATGAAACAGAAAGCCCCGGCGTTCATCTTCACAGACTGAACCGGGGCAAAGTTATTAAATCACTTCAAAGTTATTAAATCTTATGGAAACAACCAAATCTACCGGCGTTAATTCACTTTCTAACCTCAAAGGCCGCGCCGCTCACACAGCAAAGCGGATCGTTAACGCGATGAACGAGGACACGGACGCCGCAATGTGTCACACATTCGCAGCACTGACAGACGGCGCAAAGGCTATCGCCCTGCAAGCCGGACACTACTCTAACACCTATATACGCGGCAATGCTAACGGCATGGACGTAACCGCCGCCGCTCAGGAACTCGAGGCAAAGGCCGCCGCAAACGTAACGCGCAAACTACGAAAGATAGACCACGCCGCCGCCGTTGCTTTTCTCGCTGAATATATCAGCCGCCAACGCAATGAGGTAGCAAAAGAGACCACAACCGACACCGCCCCGAAATTTGAGGAACTGACCCACGCAGCTACCAACATAGTGCTGACCGCTGAAAACGATGGCGATATTTACCGCCGTTATGTTGAAACCCTTATCGGATCACTTGCAAAGAAAGTCGCAAAGGGTGTACAGCTCAACGCCTCAACGCTTGCCGCCTCCTCGGTGGTCGCAAACATCATCCGCGAATCAATCAAGGGTATGAAGTCAAGCGGATGGAGTAACCCCGTAACGGCATCAGACCGCAAACAGGCCGCCGCGTATCTTGCGAACGCCTATATCTCTGACGCAATCGAAAACGCCGAATATCTCAACGCATGAAGCGCAAAGCACTCGCAGCCCTGGCGGTGGTCGGTATCATCGCCGCCGGGGTTCTCTTCTGGGAAATCGTAGCTTTTCTGATGTGGATGGCATATTTCGCCGGGATACCAATGTAATCAAAAAATCACCCTCAAACAGTCTAAGAAATGAACTATTACACAAACAAAAGCGGCTGCAAGATTGCCGCCCGAATGCACCCCGGCAACGTGTTTGCTCATGAATCTACGATTGCGGACAATGCAAAGAGATTCCACGAAGCAATAACAACGCGCTTTATTGAAATCGAATTTGGCAAAGGCCGTGAAATCTACATCGCAATTTGCGGCGCCCGTAATTTGCAGATACCCAAAAAGTGTAAGACATTACAGGACGTTGCAGCCTGGATCAACACAAAAGACTTTTAAAACTCACAGCATGAAAGAATTTGACATAATAGACTTCTTCACGGAGTCGGAAACGCCTTTCTACATTTTCGCGGTTATCGGGCCGGCGAGCCTTCACGGGTATGTAGCAAGTTACCAGATTGCAAACCTTATCGCCGGGGCTGCCGATTACGCCCGCCTTAATTACAATAAGGGCGAGCGGATAATTGAGAAACGGCGTTAATGCCTTCATCCCGCGCCGCTGCTATAACGTCGGTTGAACTCCGACGGCGGGAACAAATCAGCTGATCTAAATGTTCCGGAAAGTCTTCGCTGTTCTTAGGTACCGGGACAGCCGAGGCGCAACGAGATTGCACCGGGTGAAAATCGAAAGCCACGGCCCCGGGCGGGGTTGATACGCCGCTGCAAATGCGTTAGTTTTGCCCTCTCTCCACGTCCCCGCGCCGTCGGACGATAAACAGACGAGCCGCCAAGGTAACGGCGTAAAATTCCCGCCACCTATGCCACCGCTGAGGCGTTAATCGGCAATGGCAGCGAACGG